TAATTCCACCATCTGATGCTTGTTTTGCCAAGCTTAAAAGTTCTTTTTCTTTTCCTTTAAACTCTTCTATTTTAGCGTCATAGTGTTTTTTTAAATCATCATACCTTTTCTTATAATCATGTTCAGGTTCTGTTGATTCGGTCTTCTCTACAAAACTTTCTGATTTTGCCTGCGGAGTAGCCTCTTGCTGAGTATCCTCTTCCGTGGTGTCCGCTTCTGGTTCATCATCTAGTTCTTGCCTGTAAGCTCCTTGATATGGAGCTGGTTCTAAATTTTCTTCTTCCTTTTCTAGTGTTTCTTCGTTCATTTTTACCTCATTGGGGGCTTTACTTTCTCCGTAAAGGTAGCCCATTCAGTTATTAAAGAGACAGGGTTGCTTTCGCAAGTAGCTGTCAACTAAGTGTTGGGTCTTTCACCAACTGACATAAGACCCCTGTTGTTCATCGTTTCGAGAACATTAGGACCTATATATTCTGTTAAATTCTTTGGTATAATATATTCACCATTGTGTACATTTACTGGAACTTTACCTCCAGATTTTAGATTCTTGCCTGCATCTGTAGCAGCTCTTGAGAGCATACGATCTATAGTATCTTTACCATAGAGGGCTACTGCAGGCTGAGAGAGTACGAAATCTCCCTCTTTTAAAGTCATAGGAACATCATCTGCCCTTGCAGATGGCGGAGCTTTGTCTTTTTTGTTGACAAGTCCATAATTACCTTTATTATACTGTACATTCCCACCCTTGTCAAGCGAAATTTTACCACCTTGCCTTATATTTGCTGTAAAAGTATTTATATCAAAACCAGAATTTTTTAATTCTTGCTGTATTTCTTCTTGTGATTTTATTATACCTGTATAATGCGTAAGGTCTGTTATTTTGTTTTCTGCTATATATTCTAAATCAGCAAACAAAGATTCATACATAAGATTTAAACCTTCTTCTGTAGGTGCAAAATATCTACGATATACTTTACCGCCATCTTGTGTAGATTGATCTTTACCATCATAATAATCTATTCTATTTAAAAACATTTCTCTAGCAGATAAACCTTCTTGATCTCTATTACCTATGGTGTAGTATACGCCTGCTCCTGGTTTGTTGCCTGCATAGTGTATTTGTATATCTCCTTTAAAATCAAAACCTGTACTAGCTTCTAATTCTTTTATGTAAGGAATCATAGGTTCCATAAGTGTTGCAGAAAACTCTACATTCTGAGGATCAGCCTTACTAGAATCAAAATCTCCTTGAGAATATTTATTTAATTCAAAATTATCTAAATCTATAGAAGCGTAACCTGATCTATATGAAGGTTCTTTCTGTCCAAATAAAAATCCTAACGCTAAAGCAGCAATACCCAGAACAGGGTTTACAGAGAAAGCGTAAGACGTAGCAGCAGATTGAGCTGCTGTTTCTAACTTACCAGTTCTTAAAAAAGCTACAAGACCTGCTATAGCAGCACCACCTACAGCTCTTTGAGCAGCCGTTTCTCCTCCAGATATACCTATAGCACTTGTTACACCAAACATTTCTCCTACTTTTTCAGCACCAAATACTGTAATTGCTTCTTGAGCAGCAGCAAAAGCCGCATCTTCTGCAGACCCTCCCATAGCTAAAACAGTAGCAGCACTAGTAGCAGCTCCACCAAATGCTCTCCATTTATTTGCTAAGTCTATTCCTGCTTGACCACCTACTGCAGCTTGAGCTTTTTTTGCGTAAGCTTCAACTACATCAGATTTTATAAATTGTCCTGTAGCGGCAATACCAGCTTTTCCCCAATCTCCTGTACCTAGTCCTACTAGCATAGCAGTAGCAAATTCATCATATAAGTCTTTTACTTCTACACTATAATCAGTATCGCCTACATTAAATAGATGTTTATCACCCATCTGTTGAAACCAGTTTCTATCATCTCCAAAAGTAGGGCTGTGAGGATCAAAACCTAATTGTACATCATCTGTTGTTAAAACACCTATAGACTCATTGATATGGTTTTTTATCATAGTGGTGTTAACACCATCTGCAGTTATAACATCAGGTGTATCTGTTATGTAGTTACCATAGTTTACACCATTAATATTTATTTTAGCCATAGAGTTAATAGCATCTGTAGTATTCATAGTACCTATGGTATCTATATAATCCATAGTACGAATATAATTTGCAGCAATATCTGTAGTAAAAGGAGCTAGACCATTTGCTGCTCTTAGTCCATTTGTTTCAGCAAGCCAAGCATCTACTCTAGTTGTAAAATCAGGAGACACCCCATATGTAGTTTGACCAGCGAAAGTCGAGCTGATTTGCACATCATCTAAAGTTACTTGCCCACCTAAAAAATCTATAGTACTATACTGACTACCACCAATACCTTCTCCTGAATAATCTGCATCACCAAAAATATCTCCTGCAGCAGAAATATCAGATACAGTACCTAAAGTATCTAATAAAGCTGTATCTGTAGTAGGATAGTCACTAGGAATTGTAACAGTACCAGTTAAACCACTCATATCTGTATAGTCAAGTGGCGTACCTGAGCCTCCTGTAGTAGGTAATCCTCTAGGACTTACATATCCTTCTGGTGGACCCCAAGAACCAGTTTGTGTAGTTTCTCTAGGCTCATATTCAAATTGTGATGCTGTTCGTGCTGTAAAATCTTCTATAGATTCTCCTGGTGCTGGGTTGTAGGCATAAAACCCTTGAGTTGTATCTACTGTATCTGCAGAAGGAGTAGGTCTAGCTGTTAAAGCAGGGTCTGGTTGTACAAAAGCGTCAGGGCTTGTTCCTATGGTTACGTCTTGAGTAGGGTCTTTAGGCATAGGAGGTATACCTACATCGTCTTGTACTTCTCCGCCTTCTTGGAAGTTTGTATTAAAACTAAACATAGCTTTAAAATCTCCTCCAAAGTCTTTTTTTGCACTAAAACGTGTTTTATCATTAATATCTACGCCTGCTTCTACACCTGTTTCGTTTATTAATGTTTCCCAATCACCATAACGAGCTTTTAAATCTAAACCTGTTTTAGAATTATACCCTAAAGAATAACGACTATTAGGACTAGTACGAGCATTTATTTCGCCTTTGTTATCTATACTAGCTGTGCCATATGGAGTTTTTAGTATTCCAGCAGCACCAAGCGTAGCATTTTTAGTGTCTACATTCACTTGATAAGGGTCCTCCGCAAGTTTATCTATTCTAAAAACATTTCTACTAGGGTTTAAAAACGAATCAAATTCAAAACTTACATCTTTTGAAACACTAGGGATTAATTCAGGTAAACCTTTTATTTGATTTTCCCATTGTTTAAATCTGTCCTCTTCACTAAATTTTCCTATAGTAGCATGGTATTGTGCCCAGAAAGATTTAGGACTTATAGCTCCTGAAGATAGGTCTTTCATTTTTGTTTTAGGATGTTGTTGGTAATTTATAAGATTGTACACATCTTGGTGATCTTCACTTAAAGTAGAGAAATCATAATCTTCTGTATCTAGTCTTCTTACAGCCTCAGCATACATATCATCTAGGTTTGGTGGTTGATTTTTTTCATGCCAGTTTTTATATCTTGTCAATGCTGTTTTAGCAGACTCAGGTTCATATTGGTATTTACCTAAACCTAAACCTTTTGCATAAGCATCAGGATCATCATTTTGTTTTCTATCTACAATACCTTTAGACTCTACCCATGCTATTTCATGGAAAGCTTGTCTTATATTGTCTGGGTTACCTACATTTAAATAACCTAAAGCAATATCATATTTAGAATTAAGTATCATCCTGTCTTTTAGCTTCAGCCCTCACCCTGTCCTGTAATTGGAGTAACATTCCCAGTAAAGCCGCCTTCCCCTGCAGTTGGCGTAGTTCCTGTTCCGATTGTGCCACCACCAACGCCTGTTGGGTCAGTTGGGTCTGCTCCTGCAGGAACTCCTTCAGGGGCTCCCATGTTTGGTTGTTGTTCACCAGAGGCAGCAGCCTCTTCGCCAGTTGGTTGTCCATTTAAACCTCTTAAAATTTCAGCAAATATTTGTGCTTCGTTAACATCATTAACTAGCTCATCAGGTTCCATATCCTGAGCTACTGCTAGTTCCTTAATCAACGTAGGTAATTTTACAAAAGGAGCAAGCATAGGATTAGATACTGTTTGTAGTAGCATCGTTAATCTTTGCGACCTTACTTCTTTCATCATTACAGACGTTGTGCCTTTAGGTTTAATCTCCAAATCACCCATTGTTGCATCTTCATCCTCTGAGAATTGCATATTCCACATGAACATGTTTTCTCCTAGAGGTCTGAGAAGATGATCATCTATATTCTTGATAACAGTTTTAATGCCTAAACCTGCTGAACCCATTAACATAGATAATCCTGCTGCAGTACGACCAGTACCAGTCACGCCAGTTTGACCATGAACGATACTAGGTATACCTGTTTCTTCGTCAGCAAGTTGCCTTGCTTTATCATACATCTGAAGATTTTCTACTGCTGTACTAGGAAATTTAATTCCTGTAATACCAGTACCAGGAGCTCCAGACTGTCTCCTAAATATTTTACCAGGATATATATCCATAGACTGACCTGGTACCATCATGTTTTCGTCTACTTCAAAAATTAAATTGCCAGCTAATGCTAAGTTGTCAATAGCCATACGAACATGACCATTCATTAGTAGCTGTGCATCTTCCATATTTTCAGGAACACCTATACCAAAAAATCTGTAAGGGTTCTTTTCATATGGGAATACTTGATAAGGTAATCTTTCAGGTACAAATGGATTTAATACTACTCTTAGTATCTCATTACCACATATCCATGCATTTACCTGTATCTGATCTAATGGTGATGTATTTTTAGGTAAGTCTAATTGTATTTCTTCTGCCATCTTAGCATCTAATACACCCCAATATTCTAATACTTCAAATCTATCTTCATTGTAGATAGGATCATTATCTGCATATAAATCATTTTCAAAATGCCTTTCTTCATAAGAACTGCCCATAGTAAGACAGGCTTCAATAGCATCTACATCAAAGAAAGGTCTATTTCTTAAAGCACGTAATTGTGATCTATTCATCCTATGTCTTTCTATGATATATTCAGCATCTTCTAGACTTAATGCTGAAGGATCAGGATATAAATCCCAACAAGAAACGTGGCTTAATCTAGGCACAACTTTTTCTTCTGGGTCGTAAAATCTACCCTCATCATCTGAAGACCATTTGTGTATAGTCTTAGTATGATTAAATGGTCCTTTTACTATACCAGTACCTAGTAAGCACTGTTCAAAAATTCCTTTTCTGAGTTCGGAAACTGCTGAAGCATCTAGTAATTGATCATGGATTAATTTTTCCATTTTCCTAGCTGCTTCCTTGGCTGGAGATAGTTGTGGTTCTCCCATATTAGATGGACCTGCGGCTAAATTAGCCTGAGCCATATCATCCGCATAAGGACCTAACTCTAATTCAGTAGCTTCAGTAGCTCCTGCTGGTAATTCCCTACCATCTCCCTCAAACCCATAAGGGTCTGATTGACTAAGTTGATCTATAGGTGTTTCTAGGTGAACAAATTCTTCTACGCCTTCAGGCATAGGAGTAGGTTCTACAGAAATAGGAACTTTACCTTGTGAAAACAAGATATCTACTAACTGCCCAAAAGCAGCTAATACTTTTACCTTAGTTATCTTTACAGTAACTTTAGATCGTTCTGATTTTCTGTAATCCTCACTATCTTCTGAGGTTCCTCTATAATTTTTGTAAGCTTTAAGCCATCGTTGTTCGTCTGATAGACGACCATCTTCAGATTCTCTATACTTACCTCGTATATACCCTGCCAAACCGACCATATCTTTATTAGTGATATCTTCTTGTTCGTCAGTACCTACGAGTTCACCTAAATCAGCCATAATTAATAATCCTTTTTGTCAGCTAAAGCATTGAAATTGGAATCTATTTGATTCTTATCCATGCCTGATAAGTTACCACCATCTACAGTGGTCTGAGCTCCATGAGACACAGAAGCTTTATCCCAGCCTTCTTTTTTCATTCTAGAAAGCTTTGATTCGTTTTCTTGTCCAAGGTCGCCTTGCTTATATTTACCCATTAACGGCATCGTTTTCTCCTTCTTGGTTGGTTGATAAATTTAAATTGCCCATCTGTGCAGTTATATCTTTAACTGCCTGTAAATCTTCTTCTCCCTCAGCCTCTATAGCTGTTTCTATATCTTCTAATCGAGGGTCTCTTATTTTGTCTGTAATAATTGTTCCCCCATACTGATCCATAAGTCTTTGAGCACTTTCTCTTCTTCTATTTAAAGTATCTCGTTTATCAGAAACGTATTTTGACACTTCTTCGCCAGTAACTCTTTCTACTATATCAGGTGCAGCACCTTTTCTTTCTGCTTCATCTACTTCTTTCACAGTTTCTCCAAAAAAATCTGGATCACCTGTGCTTAGTGCTCCTACAGCAGCCATATTTCTAAGTATATCCCTACCTTTTTCTGCATATATTTCTCCAGTGCCTACTTCTTCTTCAGGAGCTTGTGTTTTACCTACCACTTTAGCTACTTCTTCAGGAGATAAGTTGTCTAACTGCTTTCTTACCTCTTTTCTATCAGCACTAGGCATAAAAATATCATCTATTGGTGTAACTAAAGAATCTCCTAGAGCTCCTTCACCTAAACTACTCATATCTGCAAAATAAGCTCTAGTTCCTAGCTCTAAACCAGCCTCTAAAGCAACACTTCCTGCTTTAGCCCCAGAACCCCAGAACGGAACTATAAAAGGTAATACTTTTAAACTACCTTTACCAAATGTTTTAGCTCCTTGCGTCAATAACTTTACGTATTTGTGTTCATCTGTAGGCTTATAACCACCTTTTGTCTTAGGTAATACAAAATCTGCTCCTTCTGTTTGTAAATTTACGTCAGGTATATCAGGAAGTATAACTGCAGACCTAATTGCTGTTCTATCTAATCCAGTAGCAACTACTTGTGTGCTAGGTTCAGGATAAGAGTATTGAAAAACAGTATCAAAAGCAGTAGACCTAATTTCAGGAACAAATGGTTTAGATGTTCTTAAATCTACAGTACCATCTCCTTTAAATTTAATCTTTTCTTTTAATGGGGTATCTAAATCGCCATCTTTTAAAACTTGCTCTTCTGCAAAATACACAGTATCATCTATTAAACCCTGTTCATTAAAGAATTGTAAGTAAGGTTCTAGCCTCATCCTATTTAAAACTTCTTCTGGATATATTTTTTTTAATCTATCACTTACTTCTGGAAATATATCAGGGTTATTTTTTACAACTGATCTAAGAAAATCACTACTAATATGACTATATTCTTTGTTGTCGCCTATAGGCTGTATAGATACAGCTATTCTGTCTACTATTTCTCTTAAATTTAAGTCTCGTCTTAGCATAGAAGAGTACCCTACAGCAAATTTTTGACCCTGTTTTGTTTTTAAAAAATTATCTAAAGCTTCTTCTATCATTATTTTTTGATATTTAAATCTTTCTGCTCCTGTTTTTGCAACATTGGGTGGATATTGCATATAATCTAACTGATCTATTATTCTTTTTGTTAAATAATCAAACCTAGAAGCTTCTTCTAAATGAAAAAACATATCATCAACAACTTTTGCATCTAATTTAAGCTCTGCACCTCTATTTCCTAAAAATTTATTACCTTGAAATATTTCATCTAGCCCTTTACTGTCGTTAGACCAGTCAGAAGAATCCCAATCTAATAAATTTCCTGCATCATATCTATATAATTTAGCATCGTCTTGTAAATTTAAACGCATATTGTCTGTATTTTTTTTATATCTAGTAAAATCAAAAGCATCTATAGACTCTTCTACTGCTCTAGTAGCGGTATTTTCATCTAATATAATATCTTTTTTTAATTTAGTCTGTGATTCCATATCATACATTGCATCTATAGCATCTGTTTGCTTTTTATCAAAAGCTGCTTGTGCTATTGGGGCTTTTTCCCAGTTACCCATTCTAGCTCTATCTATTTTTTCTTTTGTATCAAAATCAGGAAAATCTCCTATAGGTCTTTCTTGAGCATCTTTAGGTATTTTAACTTCTATTTTATCAGGACTAACGCCTGCCTCTATCTGTCTAAGTCTATCTATCTGATCGTCTATAGACACTACCTCTGGGTCTGGTGCAAACTTTTGATTAAATTGTCTGCCTGATTGTTTATATCTACTTGTTTTAGTAAATTTAGATACTTTATCGTCTGTAGCTTGATCTATTGCATCAAATTCTTGATCTAATAATTTTTGATCTATAGTTTTATTTTTTCTTTTTAATACTTTTATATTTTCATTTACTTCTAAATGTTTTTGATAAGCTCTTTCATATTCATATAATTTTCTTTGATAATCTAAATGTGTATCTAATATATCTGCTTGTTCAGGTAATAATTCAAAATTTTTAACTATATTAGCACTAGGATTTAAAGCATCTGAAGCATATAAAACTTTCATCATGTTATCTTTATGTCCTAGTATTTCTTGCACATAATTAGAATCTAATCCTGCTTGCATAGCCATAGTAGCCCAAGCTTTTCTAAATTTATGTGTTTTTTCTTGATCCCATGCTTGTAAATCATATATATGGTTACCAAATTCATCTTTTTTTGCTAAAACTTTGTTTAGCCTAGCTAACACTACATTATCAGATACAGGTTTTGATATATCTGTAGGTGACGGAAACAACAAAGAATTAGGTTTTAATTTATTTTCTTTTATAAGAAATTGTAATTCTTTTTTTAATGTTTTAGACATAGGTGCTGCTCTTTTCTTTTTACCAGTACCCCCCTCACCTTTACCTCTTTCTATGTATATAACGTTCTGTTCAAAATCTATATCTTTTAATTTTAAAGAACTTAAATCGCCTACTCTTGCACCTGTATGTAATTGTGCTTTCATCAACAAATAATATCTATCTCCAGACTCTTTTAAATCATTTAATACGCTGTTAACACTTATAAAATCTCTAGCATTTTTTTTAGAAACATATATCATGCTTCCTTCGCCTGCAGCCACATTAGAAGGTTCTAAATTTTTTACAGTATTTTTCATCTGTCTATATGTGCTTTTTTGTAACTTAGACCATTCTGATTGATCTGAGTTTACCCACTTTATTACTTCATATCCTCTAGTTTTTGTAGCCATCTAATACCCAAATATAGGATCGTTAGGAACATACCTATCAAACTCTCTAGGTTTTCTAAACTTAGGATGATAGTAAGGACTGTTCACTAATCTTGTCATACACATATACCTCAATGCATCGTAAGCATGATCATCTGCTTTTGTATCTACATCCTCTGGGTTTGTTTTGCTTAGAGGTAGTGTAGGTAGCGTTCTAATCAAATGCGTACAATTATTAAAGATACGTAAACGTGGGTCTCCCATATCATTATCGCCTAATCGTTTATGCATCTCTATCTTGCCTGCTAACCTATCTCGGTTAGAAGCCATAAATCTTAAATTCAACCTATTCATAGACTCAGCAATACTAAGCCCATGACCAGTTCGGCTAAAACAGGACTCATCCAAAACAGCCGTCTGGATTGTGGGATCATCATATTCAAGCTCAAGTATTCTTTCAGCTAATTGCTCCCCTGTGAATCCCTTGCCGTATAATTCTCTATATATCCAAAGATTACCATCAAAATCGATTGCACCCCAAAGTACACAAGAAGGGCTAGAGTAACCATAGTCTGCAGCCCTAATACGAGCCCAAGAACGAGGAATCTCAAAAGGCTCAACCACATGTCTACTCCTATCAAACTCAGCAAACGCTGCACCATCCGTGACATCCCAGTCTCCTTCTAATAATCTTCTACGCTCTACCTCTGGTAGAGAGTTCAACATGGCTTCGTATTCCCCTGAAGCCATCAAATATGGATTGTCCGTTAATCTTGCTGGGATGAATCTTCGCTGGAAGAGGGGTTTTCCTGCTTTTTCTTCGTTACTAGACCCATAACGTAAGATACGATTCGATTCCACATCCCTAGCCCAAAAAGGAGTATTTGACTCGGAAGGGTCAATATACATTTTTTTAATCCACCAACCACCGACTCCGCCTGGGTTAGCAGTGCAACGCATGTAAGGTATAATGCTTTGATCCGTTGTACGCAGTCTTGAACGAAGGTATTCCCAAACGTAAGGAGTTGGGTAATGCGTGATTTCATCGATTGCAATCCAGTTAAAACTTTGTCCTTGATATCTTGTAACATCTGTATCTCTATCCAAATATGAAAATAAAATCGTAGCCCCAGATGGAAATATCCATGTCGATTTACTTTCTCTAAAAACGGCTTCTGGGAAAGCCTTTAAATATAATTGCCTACTTTTATCTATAAGCTCTGTTAGTTCGCCCAATGTTCTTCTAAGAAGCAACCCTCTATGATTTGGGTTGTGGGCATATCGTAATGCATCTGCAAGTAAGGCGTAGGATTTACCTCCACCTGCCGCACCTCCATAAAGAACATCTCTTTCAGGAGCTGCTAGGAACTCAGTCTGAGGACCCTGATTCGGATTGAACGCAATTTCCCTGTCCGCAACAAGTTCCTTCACCGCAGTTGGTGCATCCGCAAGGACATCCTCCGTTATCGCACCCTTTCCCTGAAGCCCCTTGTCCAGTGTCTTGAACTTCTCTATCTTCTCTTTCTTTAATTGCTTCTGCCTCTTTAGTTGGTTCGTATGCTTCTTTATCTTTTTATCTCTATAGCGAATCTGTGCCATAGTAGCTCTACGAGCTTTTTCTTTTGCTGAAAGGTTATATCTACCTTTCTCTCCTGCCTTGAGCTTAGGTCTTCCTCTTTTCTTACCTTCCGACAACTTCAGCCTCAACATCTGATAAATCTATAGCTTCTGCCTTCTTAGCAGGTAGCAATACGACAGCATGTACATGTTTATTCTCAGATACAATCTCTTGTCGTTTAGATATACCACATCTGTCTAAGATGTCTGTTGCTGCTTCAAATCGTAGTTTTTGTCTGGCGATAGGCTCATCGTTATCACCAGATAGTGCATTTTTTATTTGTCCTACTGCATTGGCTGTTGTCGTTGCTAACAACTCTTTTGCTCTTTCTATTATGTGAGGTCGCATAGCCTTTGACACTGAAGACCTTGAGGTCTCTGAATAGCCTGCATGTAATAGACTTTGGGTAATGTTCCCAAAGGTTTTCTCACCCTCTGCAAAGTATGCGTCTAAGAAACCTTGTTGTTTCTCGGTGAGTTCTTTCGATTTTTTCTTTTCAGGTAATAGCATTATGATTTTACAGTAACCTCATGTTCTACACCTCTGTATCTGCCTAGTCTATAATTTATATGCGTAATTTCTTTTTTAGGGTAGGCAATACCTCTGTATTTCTTTTCAAGACCTTTATATATAGGAAACATAGGGTATGTAATTACTTTTTGGTTTGTTCTATATATATTTTCCATTAGCATTTCCACCTTCTTCTTGCTTGTCTAATACGAGAGTTCGGATTGTTTCTTGTTTTTGCTGAACTTCTCTTCAGTTGTCCTAGTGACCTTGCACAATAAGACTTTCTTCTTTTAGCAGCTTTGCTGCCCTTCTTCACCTTACCAGTCACTGCTGTTTTCAGTTTAGAACCAGGATTTGCCTTTCTGTAGGCTTTAACCCCTTTTTTTGTCATCCCAGCACCCTTCTTAGTGGGTCTGTAGTTTCCACCTTTACCAGTGGTTCTTCTGATAGGTTTGGCTTTTTTTCTTTTAGCCGCCATTAGTCCATAGGGTCTGGCATACGAGGATTAGGAACTCCTCCACCATATCTTTTATTTTCTGTAGTGTATGATTTAGTAGCACCACCATACATCATTTTTTTCCTATTAGAACATACATTACCGCCATGACCCATATTTTTAGCTGTCTTAGCTGCTCTAGCAAAATTAGCTTCAGTAGGTGCACCTTTATCACCTTTCTTTCTCATCTTCTCACCAGAACCTGCTGCAATTCTTTTACGTTTTTTATGTATGTTTTCATATAATGACATTTTAATTCCTTTTGTTTTGCCTAGATGAAGGATGGGGGGTAAGAAAAACATTGCATTTTCCTACAAGGCTTGCAAGCACTTATGTGGTCGGTTTTGCCTACTTGGGCATACCCCCCTAGTGACCCCCTTCATACTCATTATTATACTGCAAATACAGGGTTCTGTCAAATAAAAAAAAATTTTCTTGACAAATGCGTTTTTTGGGTGTACAATAGGATTAGTCCGCCAGGGCTAATATATAATATATATAGGTGTAGGCAATTAATCCCCTCAGATATCCTCTGGGGGTTTTTTTATGTCCAATATAAAGGTAGGCAAAACTAGTTGCGAATGGTTCTCAACCAACTAAAAAAAAATAAAAATCTGTCATCTGTGTATACGCAAATGTGGGTGGGGGGTAGTGGCACTAGCAAGCCCTTTGTTAAGGTGGGCTTAGGTTTTAGAGGTGATGATTTTTCTTATAATTTCTCATATAGTCTTCACTTTTTAAAGATTAGGAATTTCCACCAGTATTTGCAAGCCAAGATAAACATTTAATATCAAGATTAATTGCCTATATGCATATGTGTATACGCATGCGTGTTTTTAAAACCTTGACGACAATTCAGTTTATATTTTTGGGGGTGTCTTGGGGGCACTGTGGCGTGTCCTTTTGAACATATCCGAAAGGGTATACCAGTCCATATCTGAATTATTACAATAAGATACATATTAAACTGGCATAGAAAAACCCCACCGAATAATTAAACTCGATGGGGTCTTGGGGGGGAGAAGTTCAAGTAGGCAATTATTCTATTATATGAATAGATTTAATACTGTCTACAATGTCAGAATGAATAACCTCAACATTGGTAAATAGTCCAGTTTCAGAGTTATAAATCCTGTTATTGTGTGTGAAATCCCAAGATATTCTAGGCATAACCTCTTCAATAGTTAATGATGTAGAGATAGTTCCGCCTTGTCTATCGCTACCAAGTATTAATCCTCGACCTGCAATTACTCCATGATGTAGATAAGGCAAGTTAGAGACCTTAAAAAACCTTTGTTCGCCACTAGGTTTCATCAATCCCTCTTCATCAACCCATATATCCTCAACTACAGATATATGTTTGTAGTTAACAGTTTCAACCATACTGCAACCAATATGCTTATACATCTCTTTTAAAGTGTTAATTGGGCTAACATTTACATTAGTAACCTTTTTCAAGAATGGGTCTATTAGTATTCCAGTCATATAGTTCATTAGTTTATCTCCTCTTTTTGTTTAAACCTACTTTCTACTGATTTCTTTAATGCGTCAAGTTCCTCAGGTTCGACCTCTAGATCATCAAGTATTTTAATCAATACCAAATCGAAACCAATTTGGGCATATTTCAAAGCATTACCAATATGTGCCAGTTTGTTTAATGGATGCCAATTCTCAATCGTAACGAAGTCTCTCGCCAATAACTCAGGTGTAAATTTGGTTATACCCTCTTCATCATCATAAAGGTGCTGGGTATCATATGCTTTATGCTCCAGCTCGTCTTCAGTTACTGCTCTTACCTTTTCTTTTATTTTCTTTTCATCAGTCATTAGTTCACCTCATTTTGAAATTTTGCTTTTAAAGCAATTACTGCATTGTTAAACTCTTCAACTTCTTTGATATCTTTCTGAAAGTTTACTCCTAAAGTCTCCAGTCTTTCTTGGGCAATAGTATCAAGTGGTAACTGGCTCAGAGTGTGTCTAGTCTTCAAGAAGATAGTTTCTAGGGTCTCGGCTAATTCCTTAATGGTCTCATCAAGATAATTAGTATTTTGTAGTTTAGCAAAAACTGAAGTTTCTGAAGTATCAAGTTCCTTGATCTCATCGCCTAACCTCTTCAAGTTTTGTTTAATGGTTAAATGGTAAAGTTCTAATAAACTAGATACTTCCACCGCTTGTTTAATATTATTTTTTTCTTTCATTGGGTCTTGCTCCTATAAGTTAATAAAAAAGTTAATAAATAAAACCGCAAAAACAATA